GGGCAAGCAGCCTAGCGGGGGTACCTTTAGAAAATTGCCGTGGACCCTCACCATCTTGTGTTGTGTTTCGCGTTCTCTGAGTCTGGACGCGTGGTGTTGACCTCGAAGGTCGACGATCCTGGTGTTGGTCTCTTGGCTCGAGCTTGATGCGTTGGCTCTGCGCCAGCGAGAGGGGAGGGGACCTACTTGTTGAGGGTGGTGTCTGCCTTCTCCTGTATGCCCAACGTGTTGAAAGCAGCAGTAAGAATGGTTCGAGCTTGGTAACGGTACACCTCGTCGCTAGCAAAGGCTCCGAAGGTAGGAGAATCAATAGATCCGACCCTGAGCTGCAGAAGCGCCTCCGCTGCTATCTCTACCATCTGGTCGGTTGGTACGGACAAGACCCGACGAGGGCCACCTTCGCACTGATACCACTCGCCGATGCGGTGGAAACCGAACTCCCCATGCTCGCAGGGTTCGACAATTTCCAGTCTTGCTTCGCTCATGGTTGGTTCTCCAATAACAGCGACTCGCCTTCCCATGTCCCACCTATCGTCCTCCGAGCCTTCCAGCGTCGGACACCCTTCAACCATTCGGCGAAGGGAGGGCTAAACACGACGGCCACGTATGGCCTTCGGTCGACACGGCCTAGCCCCCACACCGGACCATCACGCCCGACTCCGAAGGCAAGCCACTTCTCGTTAAGACCACGCCATTTAAACTCACCACAGGGGCACGACGGGGTAGCGCCTGCATGCTCACACGCATCGCGTAACAGCAGATCGCTCATGGTTGGTTCTCCTGTATGCGGAGAGCCGCGAGAAGTGAGCGTATAGCAGGCTCGTTTTTCCGGTTGGCAAATAGTTCTCTGGGCCATATCTCGTTGGCGTTTGCTTGCAGGTAGTCGAGGATGGCGTCAAGCAGCGACACGGCCATCCTCTCGTACAGAAGCTGAATTCCGTCCGGCATCTGATCGAACGGTCTGCCATCGTCCTCCAATGAGATCCCGCGCGCTGCCGCTTCAATCAACCCTTCTCGTAAGCTCACTGTTGCTCCTCCAACGAAGTGAGGGCAGCGCTCTTCGACCAGCGCCGTGACGATGGCGTCTGACGTTGCCAGGTAATGCGATCCCCAACGATGAACTCCGCTGCCAGTATCCACTTGGACCGGCACTCGGGGCACTTCCAACGAGCGACCAACTGATGACGTTCACCGATACGACCCCGCTCGGGGAAGTCTGGAGGCTCACAATCATGCAGCGGACGATAAGAGAGGCTCACTGTTGCTCCTTGTCCGATTGGGTTTCGATGTCTATCAGCCGTGTTGCCAGAGATTCCAACGCTGCGGTGATGGATCCGGCAGCGAGATAGAAGGCTTCAACTGTCTTGCTCAAAGCTTCCAGGTTGACTGACACTCGGACTTCACTCTTTGCCATACTGTTGCTCCTTGTCCGATACCCGATTGCGATTGAGAGTCACATACGACACCGGGTAGAACTCCAATTCGGCCACGTCCCATTTGATGCCCTTCTCGTCACCGATCTCAGCGAAACACGCCAGGCAGAGAATGTCATGCTCCCACCGAGGCCCTGCGACCAGACGCCACAGTTCCTTGGGCGCGAGAAACCCGATCCGGTCAACCGCATTGCAACGATGGCAGAACTGGCGGGTGTTAGTGCGTGGCGCGCTCATTCCTTGTCCGATACCACAGGCTGCCAGTTGGTTGTGTAACGCACTCGGATGTGCGGCGCTGGCGGGTCAAGCTCAAGGGCTTCTTCGTAGGTGTTGATTCGGCTCTCCACTTCGGCGGGGATGACCTCACTCAAATCGACCAGGCCACGCTCCACCATGCGACATTCGGGCATGCTCAACGGGAACTGGCGAAGGGCATCCGCTAGCTCCGCCCACTGACAATGTGGCTTGTCTCTAATTCCGCGTTGCCGATGCTCCTCACACCACCAGATCGCGTCGATGTTCTTGCAGACGAACGGAGTATCAGGCAAGGTCATCAAATCCCAGCCTTCTCAGCGAGGATGCGAGCCTTGTTGTCACTAAACGACTGCTTCACCGCCTGCTCGTTTGAACCCCGAACTTCCAACCGGCCAGCCTTACCCTTGTACATCGGCGCTCTCACGTAACGCACATCGGGTCGCTTCGGAGGGACGCCCCACAGGTGAGTCCACGGCAGCCTAGTCTCCGACCTCTGATGTTCATTCGTGACCCGGCCGTCATCCCAAAGCTCGGCCTGGTAGTAGAACTCGGTGACTGGCTCCGGCACATGGTCGTACAGGTAGAACTCCTCAACCTCGGCATCGGAGTACCAGCTATCGTCCTCCTTGCCTGTCGCCTCGGCAGCAGTCTTCGCCAGCTTCTTCGATGTGAACAGCGACCTGACCCGGTAGTCCGAATACGAGCCTGTTGTCACCGCATAGATTCTCGTTGGTTCGCTCATTCGGTCAACTCCATCTCTACCCAGTTCACCACTTGGGTCTGATCTCCCAGTCGACCAGTTCCGCCGTTGAAGAGTCCAAGTCGTCGTAAGGCAGAATCGAACGCAGGTCGCCGTCCCACTCCCAATCAACAGGGACCTCCACGTCGTAGGACGCTTTGAACGTGGTCTCAACATGAACCAGCTTGGTTTCGTCGCTCACAGTTTCTCCTTCGCTTCTACTAGTTCACAGGCAGGCTCATCGTCCAGACCGAGCGCGTAATAGCATTTCGTTTGGAGTGTGGACCCGGAGGCGAGGTGGGTGAGACACCAAGTGATAGTCACGCGCGGACCTGCGCTAAGAATTGCTCGCCGAGATAACGGCAGTAGGCCGGCGGGATAGCCTCGCGGATTTCATCCCAGGTCATCCAGTCGATACCCATCGCTACCGAAGCCTCCTCGAGATTGGACACGCGGAGTTCGCTGCCGTCGGTCCGCGTCCACAATCGGCGGCCGTCCTGCTTGCCATACACGGCTGCCGGCTCGAGCTGTCTTGGGGGTCTGGCCGGAACCAGGCACATCCACCCTCCCAACTCGAACAGGCGCGGCCGGTAGACGCCGAGCCCGAACATTTCCCCGGTCAGTTCGACCGGATTGTGGAGCAGGCTCCGAGCGCCCGGCACGTTTTCAATTACGAACGGTTTGCCAGAAGCCAACAAAAGCTCCCTGGTTGCTCCGATCAGGTCAGGAGATTCCGACCCCCACCGGTTGTTCATCGTGGTGTGCGCCTGACAGGGTGGCGAAGCGTGGATTAGATCGAATCTTTGCAGCTCCCAAGAGTGGACCTCCAGAACGTCTCTCCTGGCATGAGGAAACGGATAGTTGGGCTGGGGGGCAATGTCCACGCCGACGATCTCAGTGAAACCGGCCTGAATGTATCCATAGGCTGCGCCCCCAGCACCGCAGAACAAATCCAAGACCCTCATTCGGTGTTCTCCATGACTGTCCGCAATGACTCCACTATTTGCTCCAACCATCACGGACGACACGCCGAATCAACTCGTTCAACTCCCAGCGAAGCGTGCCCAGCGCGGTACGACCGTCGAGCACGTCATGGTGTCTCACGCAGAGCGCCGCGCAGTTCTCGAGCCGGTTCGCCAGTTTGGATCCGCCCATGCCGCGGTGGGTCAGGTGCGCCATCTGCTCAGCCGGGTCGATGCAATATGGGAACTCACAGATACCTTGACTCCGATGGAACACGGCATCGTGGAGGGCTAGCAGCTCAGCGGGACTTGATTTAGGCATCTTCGACAAGCCTGATAGTTCGAGCTTTCCCTGGTTGCCATGTGACATGGCCCTCAGCCCGAAGAATCTCGAGGTGATACCAGACCACCGAAGTCGACGACAGGCCCGCTTCGTCGGCGATCTCCTTGACAGTGGGCCGGCCTAGTTTGCGGATTGTCTCGTAGACCTTGGTTGTGGTCCGGTGGGTCTGGACGTTCGACTCCTGCATAGAACCCTCATTCTAAACCGAACGAGGATTCTACGTCAAGTCAACGACACAGGCCCCGATTGTATGGCGCCCAAGCCTTCCATCCCTGACGGTCGAGAATCTTACGGGCCACGTACAGGTTGATCTCGGGTTCATAGAGTTGGTCCCAGGTCACATCAAACTCGTCGGCCCAGACTGACGCCATCACCTGCATTAGCCCGCGGGCGGAACTGCGAGGATTAGCGGCGTTCGGGTTCCCTCCCGACTCATGCTCCATAAGACACAGGATCCGGTCTACGTCCTCAGGTTCAAAGTGGCCGGCCACAAGGGGGCGCCATTCCTCCACGTCTGAGGTGCGATTCCCCATTCCACGATTGACACTGGCCTGCGCTATCGGCGCCGCTTCAATCGCTTGCAGTTCGACCTCGAGCTCCATGCGTAGGGGTTCGGGAGAGTAGGTGTCGGGAGGTGGTTCGCAGTTGGCAAACCAAAGACAAGCGACGATCAGGAATGGGGGCATCCGGTGGGCCTTTCGGTTGTCGGACGCAGGTGAGGTTAGCCGTCTACCTCTTCTAGGAGTGGGATGTAGACGAGGGGAGTGGCGATCAAGAACAGACTGGTAAAAAACCATTCCGTCGGAGATTCAGCAGCGATGAGGAACAGCCAGCAGGCAATCCAGGCAGCAGCGAAGCTGGCGCGGATGATCCACTTGCTCACTTCCATTTACTCCACTGATCCGAACGGGTCTCGGCTACCTCGCGGACCCTACCCATGAACTCGACCCGGTCTTGCTCATCGGCCAACCAATGCGGAGGGGCGCACTTCTCATGCATCGGGAACTCGCGGAGGGTCACGAGCACGCCAGGCTTGTCACAGACCGCACATCTCATATGCAGTACTCGTTTACTCCGTGATCCCGGATCGGCCGGCCACAACGTCCGCATACCGTCTTGCCGGTCATGCCGTATTTCTTCGCCCCGCGCCCTCCGAGACAGTGCATGCAAGTGACTTTGGACTCATCGATCGTGGACTTCACCGGGCCGGGGTTCCGACCGCAGCGGGTTGAATCGGTGGTTGAGAGTAGATGGACTCGTTTAGGACCTGACATGGCTCCTCCGAAACATAGCTTGCATCGTCCCACCCGGCCGTCCTTGCTTCGATGGTGACGGTAGAACGAGTCGAGGGGTTTGATCTTGTGACATCGTGCACATCGTTTCATCCCCGGTGGGAGACGTTTGGCTCGGGCCTTCTCCTCGACGATCTGACGCTTCTCGGCTTCGTCTACCGCGGAGAGCATCCGGTCGAGAGACGAGACAACCTGTAGGGGTGACAAGACCGCCACCCCTACAGTCTCGGACGCTTCCCCACGTCCGAAAGCGGCTAGACCAGGCCGCACCTCGCGCCTTTCATCGGTCGCCCACCTCCTTGTTTCGGCCCATGAACGAGAGGAGAAGAGCACCGAACATGCCCAGCCCACCGGCAAGGATCGGCAGGTAGTCCGAAATGCCGGTGAACGGCAAGATCGCGGGTGTCGTCACTGCCGGTTGGGTGACTACCGGCGTCGTGGTGGTCGTCGGACCCGGAGTCGACGTGAAGGTGAAGCACTCGTCGGCGAAGTATCCGGGCCAGTCGGGGAATACCGGCTCGAGAACCTGGTTGCCGAGGTTGAACGCGGCCTGCAACTCTGAGATGCTTCTGAACTGACCATCGAAACTGGACGTCGCGACGATCGCCAGCGCGGTCTCCTCGTCGATTCCCTGCACTGTCAGCAGCTCACGGATCCTCGCTGAGTTCGGGTTCACGCACACGCCGGTCGGAGCAGTCGTCGTCGGTGCAGGGACGGTCGTGGTCGACGGAACAGTCGTCGGGACAGGGGCCGTGGTCGTGGTAGACGACGTTGGCGCCGTAGTGGTGGTGGTGGCTTCTGTTGTGGTCGTCGCTTCGGGAACGGTCGTCGTGGTGGTCGTCGGCCTGCACTTCTTGTACGCCAACTCGTATCCGTCCGGGCATTTCTTGTGACCTCCGTCTCCCACCGCGGGGAGAGCGACCAGCACCAGCATTATTGCCAGTGTCGTGATGCTTAGGACCCTTCTCATTGTTGCTCCTTTTGTCGTGGTATTTCCAATACCCGGACCAGACCCTCGAATGTGCCACCCTGCTCCTCGCAGAGTTGCGCCATGTCGCGGAGCAACCCCGGCAAAGTCTGGTTGACGACCATGCCCAGCTTGCGCCCCTTGCTCAGATTGCCCGATACCAGGATCTTGCGGTCGGTGTAAACGGTGAACCCAAACATTTGGCCCTTAGAAAAGCTAAACGCTGTCGTCACTTCGGCGGTTGTAATTGCCTCGCTCATTGTTGCTCCTTTGTTCGTTGCTCTGTTGTTATCGGTTGAGTTGCGTGGGACCTTGAGGGATTCCTGTCGTCTTTCATCTCGTCACCATCAGAGCCACCGGCAAGCGCAGCGCAGCCGGAACTCTTGATCCTCGGGTTGACGTTGGGGCATAGCTCACCCCACGCGGAAATTGAGCCCTTGTCTGAGTCACCGAACGTCGAATCCTGGGCGAAAGCCTGTCGGCCGAATGGGGCCTCTGCGTTTCCTCCGTACCTCACCACTAGCGGTGACGGCAGGACTTTGTGAAAGGATGCGCGAGGCCCGGTTAACGGTGTAAGATGAATCTCGTCAGTTGCATGACACGGACCGTACCTTGCGAGGGAAACGGATTCAAGGACCTCCCGGCTGCTCATGACCGGGAGGTCTCTCTTCATCCAGAACACTTCCCCTGATGCCAGCGCCGCGTACAGCTCAGCCTCGGTAGTCACGATTCTCACCGCGTTTCGTAAGCGTTGCGCATGTGCTCGAAGATGTTCTGCGCCTCGACCATCGTGGAGAGCTTGTCGTAGGCCAGCATCTCCATCGCTGTCTTGTACGCCGCGTTGCGTTCGGTCTTGTTCCACTCCTTGAACACGGCGCCCTCCTCCTTGATGAACCGGAAGGCACGGTCTGCTTCGGACTCCTCCTTCGGCTCGTCGCGTACCTCAGGTACGTGGTCGGCCTCGCGAGCGTCCATGTCCTGCTCCGCGGTGGGGATAGCGAACGCTTCCAAGAGCAGGTATTTGATGGCGTTCTGTTGCGCCTGATACACCGACTTGTCCCCGTAGTCGTGAGACTGGGCCAGACCAGGGCCGAGCGTCACCGACTCACCGGACTCGTGCCAAACGTCGACGGCGACACGGAACACGGCCTGGGTTTGTTGGCGCGGGTTCCCCTTGTTGTCGGGGCTGCCGGGGATCATCTCCACTCGCCAGTCGTCCAGCACCCGCGGAGAGAGAAACAGCCCGTTATCAGCGAACGGACCGTGAAGGGCGTTCATCACTTCATCGATCCCCCGGAACTCATAGGAAACGCCCTGACTCCGCTTCTTGGCTATGTGAGACACCGCGGCCATGACCGCGGCCATCGCCTCATGTACGCCCCGCGATGGCGGGTCGCCTATGGAAGAAGTATCTAGCCGGGTCATCCCTGCACCGCCTCTACCACGTAGTAAGACTGCCAGACCTCACCGACATGATCAGCCTCGTCCCCGTCGACCAGTTCGTGGCCTGCGATCCTCAACCCGATGTCAGCCTTCAGCGCGGTCCGATGCAGTTCGCTCCAATGCCACTCATAGGACAAGGCCCGCGCCGCGATCAGGCCGCTCACCTCAACCCCGGCCCGGGCGAAGTCACGGAGCAGAGCCCGAGTGTTGTAAGACCGGATCCCCTTGTTGCGTTGCACCACCCGGTACTCCTTGCCTGACACCGGGCCGGTCAGCTCGTCGAGAACCACCTTTCGATGACCTTGGAGGGTGCGGATGATTTTGTCGAGGCGTCCCAGGTAGTCGGCAGTCTCCTCGTCTGAGGGGAGAGATTCCAGTCCTGCGGCCGCGGCTTCAAGCCGGGTTAGGTCGCTCATTGTTGCTCCATTCGTCTATCGTGTTCTCATTCCACACCAGCTCCCAGCCATACCTCATATCCGGCTTAGGGAAGGTGCCCCGCTCTACCCGCTTTCGGAGTGCAGCCTCAGTGATACCAAGACGCTGTGACACTTCCTTCACAGTGACGCCCCTCACTTCTGATCCTTGCGTCGGAAAGTATCCAGAATCCGCGTGAGTGGCGGCAGCAAGGCTTCTCCAATGGCAGCTCTCAACTCGTAGAGGCTCTTGGCGAGGTCGTCGAAGGCCTTCTGGTATTCCGATGGGCGCCGGTTGTACGCTTTCACATAGAACCACATGCCGACGTTCACTGAAATGAACAGGCCGAGCATCAGCACCCAAGTCATGGTGTCCACTCCCGCATCCGGGCCATGCTTTGAGTCCACGCCTCCCCAAACCCAGGCGAATCCGCCAGGGCGAGACGCTGGTTCATCAGCTCGATGAACGTCGCAGTCAACTCCCGACGTGGCATCTCCTGTACTGGACGTCCCAGGTAGATCCCGCCATCGTCGGTGATCCCGAACCTGACCTCCCAATGAGTCACCAGGACCCCGCTGGAGAGCGCCAGGAGCCTCCCTATGAGTAGTTTCCGTCGTTTGGGACCGAACACCGCTTCCTCGTCTATGATCACGTAGGTCGCCTCCACCGTGGGGGAGAGAGCGAACGGGAACGCCACCGTATGAACCACCTTCGCCACGCTGCCCTCAGGCAACACCCCAACGCCGAATGATCCGAGCGACACCGAGCCGGAGAAGTGGCCGGCCCACACGATTGGATACTGGTCGAGCGGGTGACGGTAGATCAGCGCCTTCCAATGGTCTAAAGCATCATGGATCCCGAACATGGTGGTTAGCCTCCCTCTCGAGAGTCGGGAGTCTGGGTGAGTTGCTCCGCCTGCTCCCGATTTCTCATCGGGCGATCCTGATGTCATTGACCTTCTCGGCGCAACTCGGAGAGCAAGTCACTGAGACCGTGAACATGATCTCGTCGCCGACGCTCAACCAGTCTTCTTGCGCCCAGGCCAAGACCGCCGCGCTCAAAGGCGCTTTGCGTCCGCAATAGTCACACTGGAACACGTGGTTCGGATCGTCCATCATCGGTCAGCCTCCGCTATCGACGCCTCGAAATCGAAATGCTCCCGACACAACCACACCAACTCCGGCTCAGAGCCGTTCAGGTAGATGTCGGAGAGCAGGTAGGGCTCACCCTGACATTCAGTGCACTCCCCGTAGGCGATGGCGTGGGCCAGATAGTCGACGGTGGTCTGAGCGTCCTGGCGGGATAGATATGGTGGCGATGTCCAGATCCTGTCCTCGGCCATGAGAACCGCCTGGAAGAATGTTGCTGGCAGGAGGCCTCTACCGCCGATCAGTTGGACAGTCAGGGAGTCTCGGTCGTACATCAGGACAGGCTTCGGATCAGACGCTCAAACTCGGACCAGACCAGATTGAGAAGATCGCCAAGGACGACATAGATGGCGTTCCCGGCAACCACAGCGCAGACGCCTATCCAAAACAGTCTCATGCCGATTGACCGAGAGTCCAGTTCAGCGGTGAACTCGAGGGTCTCGCCGGTGGTCTCGGTGTCTACCGTCCATTCGTCTTCGTGCATAGTCGCATATTGCGACAGATCGAGACGAAAGTCAAGTGGAGCGGTTGGCCTTCAACCAGACAGCGACCGAAGTGAGCACCCCGGAGGCCACACCGGCCCACACTCCACCGTTCTCCGCGGCCCAATCTCCGAGCACGTCGAACATCTCGCTGGCCGCTCCGAACGCAATCGGAATGAGCAGGGCGACGATGGCCTTCCAGCTTCCACGGATCTTGTCGAGCATGGTCTCTCCCTTTGGTGGTTTCAGTTCATGCACGCCGAATACTATCCGTAGGAACGCCCAGGGTCGGGCCAATCAATCACGCAGTCGGTCGGCGAGATTGTCCGCGAGGTCGTCGGCTACCTCCCCTGAGACTGCGTCGGCTATGGCGTCTATCTGCTCGGCGGTCAGGTTGATCCCAGTGGCCGCGGCCTGTGCGAGCTGGCGGGCGATTGCGGCGTCGATCGACGCTTTCCGTGCGTATCCCCATGCCTGGCGGAGAGCGTGCACCGCGCCCCGGGTGCCGAGCCCGTCGTCCTCGTCGGGTACTGCGTACTCCCAAATGCGTCTGATGTCGTCGGATGTGAGTGGCATTTCTTGCTCCTGGTCGTAGGTTACGTTCTTGCAGTCTGACGGTGCGACATTGATCTGCCAATGCATGGTATCGGGAGGGTTGGAAGCGGGGAACCGGCCACCCCACATGAGAGCCTGCTTGCCGTTGGCCCGGATCCCTTCCATGCGTTCGATGAACTCAAGCGGGTACTCGTGTTCCACTGGGTATTGGAATGGGTTCTTCGACGGGTTCAGATCAAGGGCGAGCCCGTAGGCGTGCAGGGAGGGAGGCCGGCAGTTATAAGTACCGCCCGCGGTCTCTCTGAACAGGTAGGGGGTCGAGGCCATGATGTCGGCTACCGCCTCCCAGATCGGCGCGGACTTGTCAGCCACCCAGAGATCCCAGGTTCTTCCATCCCCGGGGAAGGAGATCCGCACGTACTTGGAGGTGTCGCAGCGGTAGACGCTCCACCATAATCGCATTTGAGAGGAGCTAGCCATTGCCCCAGAAGGTTGCGATCAGTTGCACGGTCAACCCTCCAACCGCTGTGATGATCGCCGCCCAAAGCTGCCAGGGAAGACGGATCCGAATACCCGAAGTGATGATCTGGTCGACCTTGTGCACCAGACCCTCGCTGGTGTAGCGGCCGCCACCGGCGAACTCGGACTTGAGTGGTCCCATGACCGCGGTCGCCAGTTCTTCGATGTGTTCTTCCAACTCGGGATGTGGGTGTTCCGGCACCGTCATCTGTACCTTTCTATTCCCCGGCGGTTTGGAGCATGTTAGTTGGTCGGTCCCCGGTTGCCTATTGACAACTCGCGCACGATGCGCAATACTGTGCGTATGGGCCAGATCAGACAATCAATCCCCGACGAGCTACACCATCGGTTGAAGATGATGGCCGTCGAACAGAAGGTGCCGTTGAGAGAGCTGATAGAACGGCTGCTCACCGAAGCGGCAGAAAGGGAGCAACAGTGATAATCCTGCTCTTGCTACTCGCACTACTCGGGGGCACCGAAGACCCGCCGTATGTGTTAGGGGGGGTGGTAATTGGTGACGGCCCGTCCGTTCCCCCCACTTCTGGTTTACCAGGCCCCTCACCTTCGGGTGGGGGGTCTTTTCAGTTAGAACGGTCGGACGATCAGATAGGGGAAACCGATCACCGCGACATCGGCGGCGTTCGTAGCAGAAGCTTGCAGAGTGAACACGTTCGACCCGGCGGTCAACGTCGCCAGGTGGCTACGCCCAGGCGAATGAGTGTCGTTGGCAGCGCCCGACTCGCTGGACGTCCCCCAGGAGACGGAAGCGACAGTAGTGGTAGCACCAGAGACCCTATAGGAGATGTCCACTGACCGACCCGCTGTTCCATTGCGGACGAACCGGGAACCGTAATGCACTAGCGCCCGGGTGCCGGTAGTGACCGTGACCGCGACTGTGGTTCCCGGCCCCCACCCAGCAGCGGACAAATCAGCGAACGAAGTAGGAGTGTCGTCACCGTCCGCGCCTGCTTTGCCCGTATAAGTGGAATCGCCGACCGCCTGGCCGACCGTCCGCCAGACAGGAGCCGACCCGGTAGAAGCCAATACCGACCCGTTAGCCGACCCGATCCCTAACCGTGAACCCATCGAATTCGCCGCGTCCGCATACACAATGTCACCCGCGGTCGTAGCGGTAGCCGCCGACGTTTCCAACAGGTTGTCCCGAAGGTGAGCGTTCATCAGGGCCGCGGTGACGGTCTCTCCGGTTACCCAGGTGCGTGGTGCTGTCCAGGCCATTACTCCTCCTCCGCCTGCGTCAGGTAAGCGGCCAAGTAAACGTTCAGGTCAGCAGCAGTGACCACTTCATTGGTCCAGGCCATGGGCAGCGTTCTCCTCTATCAGGTCTTCGACGGATTCGGACGGATACCAATTGCGCCTTTCAGGAACCACACGACGAGCCAAGAGACTGTCAATCCGTTTACGTTCATCGGGGAAGGTCACTCTCGAGGTCCGCCCACAGTTGGCGCAATGCATCACGCTTCCGGTGATCCCGTATTCCGCTCCGGTTCTCGTCACCCGTATCTGACCACCCGGCCACACTCTCTCGGCGCCAGTGCACCCATCGGTGTCGCATTGGGCTACCCACCGTCCATGATTCATGTAGGCGTAGCTCATGCCAGGATCGTATCCGTGTCGAGATCATCCGACGTCCCGAGGATCCAGAACTCGGTCAGGGCTAGGGCACTCAACGGGCTGACCCCGTAAGTGGTGAGCCAGATTCCATTCGCCAGCTCATGACGCACCCGTTCGATACTCACCAGCAGGTCGAGGTCGTCGCCGGCAGGCGGGGAGAAGATGACTTGGATCACGTCGCCCAACTCCCGGCCCAACACTTGAGGGTAGAGGTTGGTGGGGTCCTTGTCGGGAGCGACCTGGATCGAAGGGATACGAGTATCCACCGTGGCGTAGTTGCCGGTCAACCATTCTGCCACGTTCGACGCTGAGGCCGCGCCGAGGATCGAGGCGTTGTCGATGCTCACTCCTGACTGACCGTGCTCGGCTATCGAAGTAGCGTCCGTCGACACCTGAGTGCTCTCGTCGGATCCGGTGACTTCGGCCCGGTTAATCAGAAGATCGTCGTCGTCAGTCGGAGTCACGTCACCCCAATAGTCGAGATTGACCGGCCCGAAGATCGCCGCGGCGGTAGCACCCGAGTAGTTGGTCCGGTTCAGGAAGATGATGTCTCCGTCTCGTCCGGTGAACAAGCGTCCCTGCTCCGCTTCGACCGACTGGTTGATGATGTCCCGTACTGTGCCCGAATAGGTCAGAGCCGCGCACGACGCTACTCCGGCTGCCAGGTCCCGCGCGCCCGAAGGCCAACCCCCATCGTCGAGGGCGGCGTCAATCCGGTCGTCGGTCGACTCCTCCGCATACGCCCGGTCCAACAATCGGTCACGGGTCAAGAGCCCGATGTTCTCTACCGCTTCGAGGTCGACAAGAGCGAGACCGCCGGGAGAGTAGAAGCGGGCCAACCGGGTGATGTGTCCCAGGAACACCGGATAGGTGACAGTGGCGTGAGTCGCGGTGATCCTGATCGGAGTGCCCTTGCGCAGGTTCGGGTAGTGAGTGCCTGAGGCGTTGGACGGGTCATAGTCTCCCGAAGCGTTGTCGAGAACCACTGACAACCACCCTGCGTCGAAGGTCTGATGTACCGACTGTCGCCCGCGGTCTGAGATGAGGGGGAATAGCACGTCGGAGGTGATGGCAACCCAAGTGAACGTCGCGGCGAGTGGGTCGTCACCGGGAGCTATCTCCACCGTGACCGTGAGGTTGGATAGGAAACCCATCAGCTGAACCCCAACGACGAATACTTGGCTCGGCGGGTGAGCAGCCGATCGATCTCAGCGGCCATCGCCAGCTCTGAGCCGACGAACCCGTTGATGATGAAGGTGATCCCACCCCCCACCGCGGAAGTCTTGCCATTGAGAGGCACCACCGTCCCGCCAGTGTCGGGCACCCACAACTCGGGGCCCTCTTCTCCGACCACGCCGACCTCGTGGGCGCTCTGATGTCCGCCCTTGGCCCGTCCCGGTACTCGGCCGGGGCTGGCGGCGGTCGGCTGTTTGAAGTTGATCGTGTGAGTGACCGTGCGTGGAGTGAACAATTCGTCGTAGGCCGACGCGAGCAATTCAGCTTGGTCTAGGGTCAACCCGAGACTGACTTGCTGATTCACGAACTCATCGCGGGTGAGTGATCCCTGCTCCACCAGTCTGATCTCAGCATCACGTAGGTCGAGACTGGCCCCGGCCAACTCCTCGAGCGCGGTCAGATGCTCGGGGGACTTGTCACCGAACTCCTCGACCGCGGCGTTGACCGCGACCTGAGCGTCGGCCTGCCCTTGTTTGGCGTTCTTGAGAGCGAACGTGGCATCGGTCTGGCCGCGCATCTCATCGAACGCCTCGCGCATCAGCTCGGTGCCGGTCTGGATCTCGATGTTGAGGTCTTCCTGAGCCTCCTCGGTGTCCTCGATGGCGCCGGTCAGATCCTCGTAGCCTCCAGTATTGGTAGTGAGGTCCTGGAACTGTTTCCGCCAGTCCATCTTCTTCGAGGCTTCGGCGGCGTCTTCGGTGGCTTCTTCGCTGTCCCGAGTAGCGTCGGCGGTCTTGCCGAGCAGGTCGATCATGTCCTGGAACGGCAGCGCACCCCACACCGCACCAGCTATCGACCACTTCTCCGTACTGCCCTCTACCGCCTCCTCGTTCTCACCGAGACCCGAAGTCATAAACCCGAGCACGTCGGCTAGGTCGGTCAGGATCGGGATGGTGTCCCGTTGCACGTCGAGCCAAGCCTGCTGGAGCGGGACCAGAGCTTCACCCAAGAGAGCCTTGCTGTTCTCGAGCTCGGCGTTGACGATCCGTTGCTTGTTGGCTACCTCATCGGAGGTATTGGCGAAGTCTCCGGCGGTCTTGGCGGTCTGCTCCATGATGGTGCCATAGCGAGCCTGCACCTTTTCACCTTCGGTCAACTCCCGGCCCACCTCGCCGATCCCGTTGGCAAGAGCGAACGCTTTCACCCGGGCGTCCGATACGTCGATACCGAACTCTCGAAGAGGTCGGGATTGGCCGGCGAGACCCGACTGAAACTTCTCAGCGGCTTCGGGGACGTCGATGTTCATCACCGATGCGAAGTCGGATATTCGGGTGGTAAGAAGATCGACAGTCCCAACAACATCGCCGCTCTTCCCGGCGATCTGCTCTGCGAAAGCCGAAATCGACACCGCGAACCCGTTGAACTCGGCATTGGACAACCCGAGATTCTGGGCGGCTTCCTCACCCAGCTTTTTGATGCCCTCGGCGTTGTCGCCGTAGGTGACCTCGAGAGCGTTCAGAGACTCGTTCAGATCCGAGAACGACGCCAGTGACCCAACGACGAAATCCTTGACCGCGTCGAGAGCAACCCCGGCCGCTACCGCAAGACCGGCTTTCATCCCGGTGGACATCCGGCTTATGCCGGCTTCGGCGTCCTTGGTGTCGGCTTTGACAAGGATCCCGACGACGTTGCTCCCGCCGAACCCCGAGAACATCAGCCCTTCTCCGGGTAGGAGGAGAGCGAGGCCAGGTCGTCGTCGATGTCGTCCAGATCGAGATCTGACCAGTCGACCGCCGCCTCGAACTCCTCGAACGTCAATTCTTCGACCTTGTTGACCTGGACCCACACCAACGCGTCGGCGGCGCGCTGGTCCCACTCGCCACTCTGTAGGCGTGCCAGAGCCTTCGCTCCGCACTTTCCGATGGCGGCGAGATAGTCCTTGGGATCAGGAGAGATCAGGTCGACCGTAATCGACTTGGGCTCCTCCTGATCCCTCAGACTGAGGCTCAGGTTCAACTTCAAGGTTTACGTCCAGGCTGGGACCGTGCCGTCACCGTTGACGCCGGGGACGACGAAGGTGAACTCGCCGCCTTGCGCCCTGGTCAGGGCGTAGTCGGTGTAGAGCGCTGTCGCCGTCAACGTCTGGCCTGAGATCGTGATGACGGTGGTTCGGGCTGCGTCCGCGGTCGGATCGGTCACATCGGCGAACACGTCATGCACCGAGTCGGCGGTGTCGTCGTCGAACACTCCGTTGAGGGTGATCGAGAGGTCCGCCAGCAGAAGCAGTCGCTCCCGGGCGCTTTTGTCGATCGAGGTCACGTCCTGCACTCCTCTTGGTGTCGAGAAGGAGAAGTTGGTCGTGTCCTCCATTAGATCCTGCGCGACCGATGCAGAGTCGTCGATGTTCAGGGCGGTCCAGCCTAAGCCGGTCTGTTTGGCGATAAGTCCTCACCTATCCTTTCATCCTCTACTGAGGATCGTCGTGAGGCGTCCCTGGTTCTCCAGGGCGTCCTCGATGAATTGGTCGGGTCCGGTGTGTACCAGGGGCCTGCCAGCCGTCCGGCGCCAGTCTCCATTCTGTGCGATGAACAACTCCTCCCGCTCCCACACCCGTCGTTTGTGAGTCTTGGCGAAGCACTGCTGGCCCGGAGCGAACTCGAAGGTAGTCAGGGTCTCCTCCTTGACTTCGACATAGCGTCTCCCGGTACGGCCTGAACGGATCGCCTCGGCCAGTCTGACCAGCTCCGCGTGACGAGCCATCTTCCGTTTGTGGGTCTTCCATGACGCGTTCGACGCGCCCTCCGCGGGGGGGAGGGGGGGGTTCTCGTCAATCGTCACCACCCATCCGATCCGGTAGCCCTTGCAAGGGATCTCCTCACAAGGCACCTCCTCGAAGTGCACCAGCACACTGTCAAGACTCCGACAGTGGGGGCACGCGAGCGCATCGGCCAGGAACCGCTTCTGGCAAGACCGACATTGGCGCAGAGTCGAGATGATGTAGGTGCGGAACTGCTCCGGTTTAAGGTCGGGGACGATCCGGTTGAGAGGTCTCAGAACAGCATCTCCCGCACGTTGACTTTGGCCTGGACCACGAACGAGACCGAAGTGAACCCCGCCGAGGTGTTGGTTACGACCCGGATGTAGCGTTCGATGGTCTGGTCCCGAGCGGTCTGAATCCGCTGACTGAATGGAGCGGGGTTCCCGGCCGAGAGAGCAGTGAACGCTCCCCCGGTGATCGCGACGAAGGTGTCCACCGCACCATCCACTTCACTGGATTCTTCCAGGCTGATCGTCACGTCCGTTCCCGAGAACGCAGTCACATGGAGATACGCCTGGAGACCGAAGTCGTTGCCGGTCATGTCGACCCCGGTGGCCGGATCGGTGGCTGAGGTGTCGGTCCTGGGAATGGCGGTGAGCAGCTTGCCCCATTCCAACCCGTAGCCGTTGCCCTGGAACTGGACCGACTGGGTGAGGTCTCCATCGGTGTCCCTGGTCGGGGCGTAGTCGATCTGCTTCGCCACCATCGACGCCGACGTAGCCCCAATGGTGGCGCGGTGTGCGAAGGTGACAATCCGATCCACCCCGGCCGGGGAGGCTCCACCCTGAGATCTCAGAACCAGATGCTCTTTCAGGGCGGCGTCGTCGAAGTGGGTGTCGAAGGTGAGCATCCCATCGAATTGGCCGTGCATCCGATGTCGGCCGCTCTGGGTGATGTCGGTCTTATCCAACACTCCTACCGGCGACGACAGGTCGGAGATGCCCTTGATGTCAGAGGACAGGTCATTGCCTGCTACTAGGAGCCTCTGACCTAATCCGTGTTGTTTCCCCATGTCAGCCTCCTGTTACTGAATGCGGCCGGTTGGCCCGGTTCTCATACCTGGCCCGGTTGGGGTAGCTCGGCCGCTTCTTCGGTTTCGGTGGTTCCTTCGCCGGTGTCTTCGGGGTTTGCTTCTTGGTTGGCATCGTTGTCTCCTATACCGCTTGGGGCCAGGCATCGTGAATCAGTACCGGAATGGTGATGTCCATTGTCCTGAACCTCGTCCCGTCCTGTTCGATCCACCCCGCCTCCGCGGAGAGAGGGGTGCCCGTCAAACCGCCCAACAGGTCTACCGCGCCCACCGTCCCCCCAAGGGTGAAGTCGGCGGAGAGGTCGGCCATGATGGTGTCGGTAGCGGCCACGATCGAAGGGTCGATCATGTCTCGCGGCTCCTGATCACCTTTGAGGTAGAGACGTGCGAACAGGAACACCACACCGGAAGTCGAATCGAGACCCGACTGTGAGGGCACTGGGCCTACCCCTCTCACGTACACCGCGCAGTGGGGGCCGTCCACCGGTGCCGAGGCCGGCTCTGACGTGTTGACCCTGGCGAACAGCCCGGTCTTGAGGATCAACCCCTGCACCTGGTCGAAAACGCTCTTGGCGCCGAGACCGGCCATCAGCCCATCTTCCTGACATGCTTGGCGACCACCTTGTCAGCGATACGCCTAGCCTCACGTTCGAGCTTCTGACGGCTCTTACGGAACGAGGCGTAGCCTTTGAACCGGGTGGTCTGATTGCGTGACGAGGTGCCCTCGAGCCACGGCCCATACACCACTTTGCTGTCAGACACCAGGGCCTCTCCCGAAGGCTTGACTTCGGTTTTGATCTGAGACTGGTAGTGGCCGGTCGGGTTCTGGAGACGCAAGGACAGCTCGATGTCGACAAGCTGCTCGGCGCGTTTGGCGACCTCGGCGGCGATTTCCTGCTGGGCCAGTTTCAACTCGATAAGCGCGCGACCGTCGAACAGGGGACCTCTCATGGTGAACGTCAATTCGATACTCTCTTTCGCATACGAACACACTCCCGGCAATAACGGCGGCCCGGCCGGCTTGGAGGCTCATAGAGATTGGCCCCGCTCAAGGGATGACCGCGCAGACAATGTGTCTTCCGTGCATTGACGGCTGTCGGCGCGGTAGGGCTTCTTAGTGTGTTCTCTCTGCTCGTCACTGGCTCCAGGTGATCAGGATTAACGCACCGGCGCACACGACACAGATGGTCGATGGTCAGTCCTTCGGGTATGGGGGTTGCCAAGTTCTCGTAAGCCAGACGATGGACATATCGGGGGTGACCACCAACAGAGAATTGCCCGTAGCCATTCTGAAGAATGCAGCCCGTCCACAACCAACAGCCCCCTTCTCCGATGAACTCGACCTTGTCCCAGAAGCGTTGTGGAAGTCCCATTAAATCGCAGCCATTCGTACCCGGCGGTACCGGAGCACTTCGTCTCGGGCCGCCTTCAACCCACGTCCATCCCAGTTCCGCTGGTTCTCTCCCGACCCGACCACCCGGGCGTAAGCCGAGGTTTCCTGAGCGTACGCGACCAGAGCTTCTGCGATGGTGGCCTCGGTCACTACCGCGGGGGCGACATTGCGGGTGAGGACCGTGGTGTCGGAGTGGGTGGCCGCGGTGGATCCGGCTGCCCCGCGTTCCACTGTCAACGTCCGTGGGGCGTACACATCGGGCGTGCCGGTGTGAGCAGCCAGAGTCGACCCGTCGAAGGCACGGATCACTTGCAGATCGTTTCCAGATATTGACAGGACCTTCATCCGTTCAGCGTCGATCGTGATGACCTCATCGGCCTTGACCAAGGACCCAGTGTTGACCGTCACCTCATTATCTGAGACTACCGCGGTCAGATCGGCGGCGAGGTTGGCGGTGGTGTCGAGGAGAGTCTTGTGAGTCACGATCATCTTCTCGGATTCGCAGATGAGCAGATCCCCGATCCCGGACAGCGACGAGTCGGTCACGTCCACTCCGGTCTCTGAGACGTCGAGGGCTTCGGCTAGAGCTCCGGCCGGGGTGATGTCGTTGGAGTAGCCCCAGTCTCCGGTGATGGTGATGTCCACCCCCGACAGGCCGATCCACGAGTACGGCGCGGCGGAGGGGGAGACTTCGATGTCAGCGACGGTGACAGCGGTGCCGTCTTCGGTGGCCGCTGTGAAGGAGAGGAGGTCAGAGTTGAGCCAGAACCCCGCGCCTCCAGAGGTCAGGTGGTAGGTACGGACTTCGGTGAGAGGATAGAAGTGACGGTGACAGCGTTGCTCTACTTTGCGGGATGCCGAGTCGAGGAGACGGCGGAGCCGGTCGGTCTCATTGGACGTGGACTTGATGTCGGCGGCAGCCTGCAACTGCTCGACCGTCGCATAGAACGGCTTCGTCATCCTCTCGGCTTTCTGGAGGCTTCCAGAATCTTACATCACCCGACCGGCCGCGGCGTGCTTCTCCCACCAGGGCGCGCCCCGTGATGACGGTGGGGTCGGGTCGAGTTGTTGAGTCCGGGTTGGCCGGTCCCCGATCCTCCAGGCTGGAGGGAGGATTGAGGGGGGAAGCTCTGCGCGTCGGGGCCGGGAGTGGTAGAACCTGAGGCGTTGGCAGTCTGTGCCTCCTGGGTTGTCGCGGCGGTCCCCGTGACATCTCCCACGACAGTCCCCGACGCGGTTGAGGTCTGATCGTCCTGGGTTTCTGCCGAGGTACCGATATAGGTCAGCGTGCCAGAGGCGGTACTCGTCTGGTCGGCTTGAGTCTCAGCCAGAGATCCGGTGAAGGTAAGGAGTCCTGAAGCGGTCGATGTTTGGTCTGCCTGCGTCTCTGCAACCGTGCCGGTGTAAGTCAGAGTTCCTGACGCGGTGGAGGATTGAGCGTCTTGGGTTTCAGCAACGGTCCCAGTGAACGTGAGCAGACCGGACGCGGTGGGGGTCTGGTTATCTTGGGTCTCGGCGACCGTGCCCGTGAATCCTGCCGTCGCAATGTCGTATCCCGAGGAGTAACCCGAGGAGTAGGCGCCGGCCATCAGGTCAGCAGATCGGCTTCGTACACCCGGAGGTAGTCGAAGGCTGCCAGAGAACTGATCCCAGCGCCGCCGCCGTAGGTCGACACGTACACGCCGAGCCGGGTCGGGGTCTGCGTGTCCGTGATGTCTCCGACTCCTGCCGATGTGTAGGTGACACCATCAACCGAGAACCCGACGCGGAAGGTGTTGGTGGTCTTCCACACCAACCGCAGGTACATGCCTCCGGCCATGACGGGATAGGGCGTGCCCTGGTTGATCGACGCGGTGTCAAGGAGGGTGATGGTTCCGCTGTAGCAGATGAACAGTGGAACGGTGGCGCCTCCGGTGACGAGGGGGCCCGTGACGATCACGTTGCTGGCCGTAGTGGTCCCATCCGCAAAGCACAGCCCCGCGGTGTGCTTCCCCTCCCCATACGCCCTCACGCGAGTTTCTATCGTGATCGGCGGGGAGATCGCCCCGAACGCCTTGGTGAACGGGATGACGTCCTGGGTGGTCTGAGCCGCATATAACCACGACAGGACATCCCGGCTGATCTGAGGTGTGGCCGACCCTGACGGGGTGGTCTGCGTGTAATCGGCCGACGTGTCCGAATCGAAGAAGTCGTCTAGAGCGTGCGCGGTTTCGTCGGATAATCGGTGCCCTAGATAGCGGACCCATTCAGGAGTCCACACCGAGACCAGTTCGTCCCGGTGATCCTGAGGTGAAATATCGCCAGCGGTGTTATCGGCGAGAAGAGCTTGCAGGGCGGCAAGCGTGCGGACTGTGTCGACCATTACGCATTGCCGGCCGTGATCGTGAAGGACGTGACCGACACTTCGGCCCCGGTCGTGATCGCAACCGAGTTCAAGTTCAGGTCAGACCCCGACGTTCCCACATCCCCGTCCATGACATGGGTGGTCCCGTCCGACTTGACGATACGAAACCAGGTCGCGGTTGCGGTCGCGTTGGCCGACGAGTCCGCAACGATGGCCTCGAGAGTCAACACCGCGCCCGTGGCGGCAGCAGCGAAGGCGGTACCGTCACAGGTCAGTTCGGCAAGGAGAGTGGTGGCAGCGCCCCCGGTGGCAGGACGGGATCCGTCGTAGATTCTGAGCAGTGCCGACGTGCCCGCGAACGAGGTGATCTCGTCTAGCTGGTTGTCTCGGAGGGTTTCAGCGTATGCCAGGACCATCAGGGTCTCCAGAAATCGAAGGGGCAGAACAGTTGCCCGTCAGGGCCCGTGAGAAGCGGTTCGCCGTCGTTGGGGCAGGCGACTGGCGGGTCGTTGCGGGTTGCCTCCTCGCGGCGCTCGTCGAGGATCGCTGATAGCTCCTCCCACGACATGGACTACAGCCTCAGGCTATCGACGGCCTTGATGATCTTCGGTTTGCTCAGCCCTTCGACGTTCACACCGAGACTCGACGCGTACGCCTCCCACTCGGCCTTGGATGCTTTGGAGGGAGGTCGTACCGGAGAGGGGGGAACCGGTACGACCTCAGACTCAGGGGCAGAAGGCGGGATGACGCCGATGGGGTAGGAGGGGCCTCCGTGGACGGTG